CACCACTATCACTTGACTTATACACTTTCCCTGTGTCGCCTTGTGCAAAAAATACTGTTTCTGTTATATTGCAAAAATATATAGGAAGATCAGTAACCACAGAACCTGAAACTTTTACAGAATCTTTTGCAAGACGTGCAACTCCTTTTTTAGAGTATGTTTCAATACCAAGAAGCAAGCCAGTACCTATGTTGGCGTTTTCACTTGCTCCTTTTTGAAATTGATTTATAAATACTGGTTGTGGCATATTAAATTTCTTGACTTATTACTGGTATATTCATATCAATAGTTGCATTACCTAGCCCACCAACAGATGAACCAGAAATACCAAATTTAACAAACTGTGTACTTGTAGGTATATTTGTAGTAACTGTATTTTTTAGTATTCCATCAACATAAAACTTAATACCTGTTCCAGGCTCCCAAGTAATATCAAACATATGGAATTGTCTTGGTGTATTAGTAAAAGTTATTCCAGAAAGCACATTAGCAGTTATATTTGTTCCATCACATACTACTGAGTATACAGTGTAAACACCACCAGTTATATTTATTACTATACCGATTTTATTGTTCCCAGTATTTGTAATATCTGTATTTAATACAGTACTTACTGCTGTATTAGAAAGTCCAAAAAATATTGCACTTCCATCAGTTACCAAATAAGGACTAACTGTTGTTTTTAATTTTAAAATCTTTGTGTTATTAAAAGATAAAGTAGTAATATTATTACTTGGTACTGATCCAAAAAGTTCTAGAAAATTAGAACTAAAATTTGATCCTCCAGAAGCAGTACCACTTAAATAGTACATACCAGATGCTACACCTACACCAGAAAATAAATCAAGTCTAATTTGATTTGTCATATATGTAGTAGAACTTTCATCAGCATTTACTGTATATGTGTTATTTCCACTACTACTTGATAAAGTATTAGTTCCACTATTGTATGATAAACCTGATAACTGTGCTAGACGTGTAGTATTTGTTGTATTATCCCATACATACACTGCATTATAGTTTGGATCAGTAAGTGATTGACCTGTTCCACCATTTGCAAGAGGAAGTACACCTGTTACTTGAGTAGTAAGGTCTATTTGTCCTCCAATATTAGCAAGATCAAGGTTTGGCTCAAGTGCTGTAATAAATGTTGTATCACTCGCAAGAGCAAGTAAATCAATATTTGTAGGAGAAAGTTGTCCTGTTACTTGTGTTGTAAGGTCTATTTGTCCTGCAATATTTGCTAAATCAAGATTACTTTCAAGATCTGTTATGTCAATATTTGTTGCTGATAGTACTCCTGTTACTTGAGTTGATAGATCAATTTGCCCTGAAATATTAGCAAGATCCATATTAGTTTCAAGTGTAGATATGAGTGTAGCATCTGCTCCAAGTTCTGATGTATTTATTGAAACATTTGTCTTACTTGAAGCGTCTGTGACGGTAAAATAATTTACAAAGTTAAGAGTAGTTCTTTGTGTCACGTTTGTGCCATTATCTTGTATTTGGTCATAACCAGTAGCACCTGATGTATTAGCAGACAGAACACCTCCTGTGAGTGTCAAATTTGACCCTAGAACAATGTTTGATATGTTCCCTGAACCATCACGCCCTAATAAATCTGTAGGCGTTCCTGTTGATCCTGTGATGATTGCACTACCTTGAACGTCAAGTTCTACACTTGGAGTATTTGTACCTATGCCAAGAAAGTTGTTTGTATCATCGTAAAAAAGATTTGCGTTATCTTGTGCGAGAGTTCCACCTGCACCTAAAAAGAGGACAGAACCTGCTGTTCCGCCTGGTATTGTTGAGCCAATGCTTGTATTTGTAGAGGTTATGTTTGCTTCTACAATAATAGCACCTGTAATAGGGTTTACACGAACATTTTTAATGTCGCCACTGCCGTCATTTGATACAGCACCCAACACCCAACGACTATTTTCATCTATTTTTAGGTTTTCCATGTTTAACTCTTATTTTTATTAACTTGGCTAAGTATTGCATTCAATATATCTTTGATAAAATTTTGTGCTTTTTTAATCAAAAGTGTTATTGAATCTTGTTCATCTATGGTTTTATCTTTTGAACGTATTTGTACGATGTTTCCGAGTATTGAATAACCTTCTGCAACAACGAATGTTGACAATGCAAGACTAGAGATTGGAGAAAAATCTACATTTACCGCTTTTCCAATAAGGATCAAAATGAATGGTACCGAAATCAAAAGAAGTTTAGAACTAAATCCCACCCATGCTTTTACTGAAGTAACTCTTTCTCCAACGACTATTTCTCGTATAATTGCAGTAAAAATATCAAAAACAATAAAACCAAATAGAATAAATACTAATTCTTGAGATAAACCAGTATATGCGAAAATTGGTACTAATATTGCGTATGAATATGCTTTTAATGTAGTGAGATCCATTGTTATTTAATAAATTATTTGTAATTTCGTCTTTACAAGACTATTTGGATGGTGTAGTTTTCCACACCACCCTATAGACCTATAAATCTATACGATTTCTGCATCAGCAAAGAAAGGTTCTGTTTCAAACCGATTTTCTTTAACTGTCTTCAATGCTTCGTACGCTTGTTCAAGTACATTTCCTGCTATGTCTTCTATGTCTACAGTAAATTCTTTTTCTGTGATTTTACCATCAGGAAATTCATCTCGTACTGCTTTACTGAAATAGCCTGTTACTGTAACTACTGCTTTTTTCTGTATGGTATTTACCATGATACTTGTTATTTTCCAGTAAGAAGCAGATGTTCCGTTATTAAATTGTTGTGTTTTTTGTAATGCCATATGATAACTCGTTAATTATTAAGGGACTATGTTTAGTGCTGTTATTCCACTTGTAGTGGTCTTATAAAGTTGACCAGTTGTTAATCCACCTGTTGCTGCTGCCGCATCATCTGCGTAAGTTGGTACGTTTGCGATAGTAACGAGTTGTGAATTGAGGGTTATTGTATCGTTGCTTTTGTCTATCGAAATGTACGCACCATTATCTTCCCATCCAAAGTTTGCTACGTTTCCTGATGCTGAAAGTATTTTATCTCCATTAAGTTGGAATAGATATGAATTTGTTGCATCTACTTGGAAATCATCTGCAACGAGGTATGCCTGTCCTGAACTAGGAGTAATTCGGAGAAATACTGCTTGACCTGTAACATCACCGAATGTTCCGAATCCTCCGTCTTCATCAAAGTCAATAAATCCTGCGTTACCTGTTCCTGCAATATCTCCGAACTGTGCGTGGTCTACATCCATACTTATTCGAGTATCACTTCCACCACGAGTCATCGTATATGTATTGGAAAAGTAGTCAGTCCATGTTTGGTTATCATCGTCAATAGAAAGTTTATTTCCATTTCCATCTTCCAACGCTCCGATTCCATAAAGACCAGCAGTAGGTTGAATGTTCAAAAACTTGTGACCTGTACCGTTTGTTACTGAAAATGTATTTTCTATTCTATTTTCTATACTCCTATTACTGTCATCAATTATAGAGAATGTGCTATTTGCAAAACCACTATAATCACCGAGTGCCAATATATTGCTGTTTGGTAGCCACTGTATCGGCATAAGGTTTACAGGTGTAACAGTGAAAGACCATTCATCACCTATCGCATGGTTTGTTGAACCACTAAAGTTTGCAACAATGTTGTGAGACATGCCTATTCCATATCCTGTAAAGATAGGGTTTGAGGCTACTGTGTCAGTTCCATCTGTCCACTCAAAGGTATCACCCATTGAGCCAGTTGCTCCATAACCTAAAGAAAGGTTATCAAGTGTCAAGATTGCACCAGTATCATCACCTTCGATTGTATCTCCGAGGTCAAAGTTACCGACGATATTTGTAAGTGTAGTAAGTCCACCTCCTGAGTTATATTTCAGTACTCCTGTAGCACCTGTTGAAATCTGTGTTACACCTTCATTGAAAGCGAATGAACCAGATACAGGTGTCGTTGTGAATGTGATTGCTCCAATGTCATATCCTTTTATCCAGTTGTCATTAACAGTATGTCCTGTTATTGAAGCAAACTGAATTGATATACCATTTGAAAGTAGTATAGGAGAAGTGTCGCAATTTACATTTGTACCCGAGTTGTTTTCTGAATCAACCCAGTCGAATTGGTCTGTAGCACCTGTCGTTGAAATAGTGATTGAAAATACGAGAGATTTTCCGCTTGTATTTGTACCAGTGAAAGTAATGTCATTTAATCCTGCTGTAACAAAATACGCAGGACTTTCATATGGAACTGTATCAATCGTTACTGTATACGTTGTTGGTGTAGTAAGGTCGTAGTTATCTAATCCTGTTGATGAGTAATTGTTTGCACCAGTTCCTGTGAAAGTAACGACAGGAGTAGGTACTTTAGTAGTAATATATTGCATCTGACCTGTATTGTTCATTGCGAAGTAATTCTTTGATGTAGTTGAGTCGAATCTTCCAAATCGGTAATCAGAGCCTGATTGAATATAAATACCATCTGCTAAGTTCCATGTAGGCAAGTTTGTTGCTGGTACATATAGAAAGTTTGCACTGCTGTCAAAACCACCAGCACCGTCAGATACTTGAATTGAGCCATTAGGGTTAGAAGAGCCACCACCTGAGGCTGTTTCCCAAGTTGCTGCTACTCCGTCACCATGTGCCGTGAGTACTTCTCCTTCTGCACCTGCAACTGTTGGCAAATCCCAATAGTCAGTAGCACTTGATGAAGTTCGCAAACGGATGAATCCCTGTGAAGAATCTATGAGAAACGCATCATCTGTTCTTAAACGTAGACCTGTTTCATTTCCTGTGATAAGTGTACGATAACCTCCACCTCCAGCAACTTGTGCAACTAATCCAAAATATGGAGTACCATATGTTTCTTCATTTAGACCTACCTCTACAATACCTAGACTTGCACCAGCGTCTAGAACTCCAGCTCCAACAAAACCATTTGGTAATCCATCCGCACCTACTGTGGCAATGCTAATTGCCTGATGTGTATCTGGGTCTGTATTACTTTCTACAAATGAACCTGCTCCAATAAATATATCTGCATAAATACCTGAGAATAATCCAACTGTTGAAGCGATACTTGGCTCAACAAGTTCTATATCAGTTCCAATGAATGTTAGTTTACTTGCAATATCACGGAAAAACAACGGGTCTCCTTTTGTCTGTGTACGTGCTGTTCCTGTGTAATATGGTATTTGCCCTGCTGCCTGTGTACCAGAAGTTTGCTGTCTCATGTAAATACCTGTAGCAGTAAATACTATATTACTTGTACCGATTGTAGGGTTGTTTGTTTGTTGTCCATAAGGTACACCTTTGTTTGTTGTACCTGATGCTGCTGTCACTACAAGGTCGTCAAGTTCTTCTGTAGTGTCTGCTTCTGTAACGCGTGTAAGAATATATGGCAAAGATGCTGTACCTTGCTGTGTAATAACATAAACACCATTTTGTAATTGTGCTGCTTGGTTTTTTACAAGGATGTAGTCACCTGCTACCAAGTTAGCAGCAGTTATACCGTCAATAGTACCAGTCGTACCATTTGAAGAACGAGTAAGTGTTGCTCCAACTCCAGAGGTTCCATTGTTATATGTTGGTGTACCTGGTAATGCTGCAGTGGTAGCAACTTTTACTGCAAGACTGGTATCAGAAGGTACATTAGCACCAATCGCTGAAATAGTAATGTCTGAACCTGCAGATGTAATGTCAATACCTGCACCTTCAACAAGGTTAAGTGCACCTGTAAGAGAGTTCAAGGACGAGACTCCTGAACCACCTCCACCTGTACCTGATCGTTGTATCCAAAGTTTCATATTTAAATACTCGTTACTGCAACATTAGCTGTTGATGATGCTGTCGTAGCGGTAATAATTCCTTGATAAGAAAGTACGTCCTCGCCAAACATACTGCCCAATCCATCGTTTGCTGCTGTTCCCGCAGCTAATATAAAAGAGAAATCAGAAGTCGTACATCCGCTTCCTAATTTCACAAAGACTGGAACAATACCGCAGTTTTGCAGTATGACTGTTCTTCGATTTTCATCAGCAGCCAAAAGAGGAGTAACCCCTGTACCCACTGAAATAATGGCTGATACTGATTGTGATGCTGGTTCTACGTTTTTCATATAATTTCTACTCGTAGGCAAGGTAGTCCTACAATGTCATCTGTGGTTAATGTTGTAATGGTTTCGTTTGAATCGTCAGTAATTCCTGCTCCTGCTTGGCGAGTGTTTTCATCAATTCGTATATTTTCGCTAACTGCAACGAGAGGTGATAATGGGTCTGAAACTGGTATAACTTCAATAAATAATTCGTTTGTAACAGCATCTATAGAGAAAGGAAGCACAAGTCTATCAGTTCCTTGTACATACCCTAAACCTGTTTGTCTGCTATTTTGATCTATTGCCATATCGAAGTAATAAAGTATCTACTTGCTTTTCTTTCTTTTTAAGATTTTCAGTAAAGTCTTTATAATGTTTTATATCATAATCAAGTACTTTGATTTTTTCATTTACAACATTTAGTTTTTCGCTATATTCTTTCTCAAAATCTTTTCTTTGTTGCTGAATAGTGAATAATTCCTGTTGTATTTGTTTTTGTTTTTCCGTTACATCACGTTCCAGAAGATGTATAGTTTCTTTCTTTTTTTCTAACTTTTTGTTTTCACGTTCAAGTTTAGATTGTTCGGTAAGTATAGTCGCTTTTTCACGAGCAATATGTAACTTATGTGTTTCAATTAAAGAAAGGCTATCTTTATGTTCTTCCCTTGCTTCTTGCAGATTTTTTAGTTCTTTTGTTATTGGCAAAAGTGCTACACGTTTTTTTTCTTCAAGTTCAAGGACTTGCCTTGCTACCTTCTCTTTCTGTTCTAAAAGCACAGCAATTTCTTCTGTTACTTGTGAAACAGTCTGTTCTTTGAAAGTAGCAAGTTTTTCTTCCTCCTTGAGTATCGTGTTGCGTAAAGCGTCTACTTTTTTTGCAATTTTAATACCTTCGTCAATTTCTAACTTCCGCTCCTTTGACTTTATTTTATGTATTTGTTCATTAGAGGGTAGAAGCATATATTAAGCCAATGAGTCTAGTTGTTGTCCGATGTCTTGTGCGCCACTTTTTAGTGAATCCTTTTCACCAACAATTTTTGTGTGTTCAGATACTGTAGTCTGTGATTTTGGTTTTTGTGTAACCTTGACTTGTCCTACTGGTAGTGGTTCAAGACACTTCTGTATGAATGGTGCAAATTCTCGGTCTTCATCGAATGTAGCGGGTACACCGTTTTTACCAAGACTGTTTAGTTCTTCATAGCGTCTTCCATTATAGAACTCACGCTTTGCTAAACGCTTTGCAAACATTTTACGAATGTTTTGGATATTCTCTAGTGATTCACCAGGAATAATAATTGGCGTTGATTTTTGTGCAGGAAAAGTATATTCTTTACCGTCCCAAGGGGTAGTAAAATCTTCTTCTGTAAAGTTTGTAAATCGAAAAACTCCATCGAAGTCTTCGGGAAATGTGTATGGTTCTTGATTCATACAATAAATATAATTATCTTTTAACAAGGCAACGACTCCTTGCGGGTTCTGAACCCGTCCAGTTTCCCCACCGAAGTGAGGAACTAGAACTGATTCAGAGATTAGAGATCAATAGAAACTGCACGATATTCTGTGTCTACAGTAGTTTGAACTGCTGTACCAACAAAACCTTGTACAATAACACCTGATTCAACTGCACCTGCTACAGCGTTAGAAGGAGAAACTGCAACACCTGAAGCGATAGCACCGTCTGAAAGAAGTGACACTACACCTTTAGTTTGCAAGTAACCGAACTGTCCTGCTGTGATAGGGTAGATTGAAGCACCAACGATTTTACTTGTTACAGTTGTTGGAGCAACAATAACTTCAGTATACAAATCATGAACGAGAGATACGTTTGATGATGTTGTAATTGCAGTTAATGGAGCGTCTTCAAGTGAGATTACACATGAAGCAGAACCTAGTGCTGCTGGGTTAGCAGAAATTTTAAGCGCTTGTCCTTCACCTGCACCGTCATTAACGATGAGATAACCTTGTGCGTATTGATTTTCAGTTACTGCAGTAGCACCAAGAGTTACAGTAACCTTTGCAGGTGTACCGAGTTGTGTGTTTGCTGCTGTATACGCTGTTACTACGAGGTTTTCGTGGTCTGCGATGATTGCTGGTGCTTGGTGTAGTTTACCAGAAGCGATATCTACTGCACCTGCTTTGACAATGACTACCTCACGTCCATCTTCGAGGTCGAAACGCTGTCCACAAGCTGTGTTGAGACTAGCGTCTGTAGACTTTGTGAAGAGAGAGAATGGAGCACCTTGTCCTTTGTTTGTAAGTCGAGACATAATTTAATGTGATTAGTTAGTTAATAATTAAGCTGCTGCGCGAAGAACTGAATAATCTATCGTTGTTCCTGCACCTGGGTCTGCTGTAAATGTAATTGTAAGAGTGTTTGTTGTAAGTGTCGCTTTTGCGATTGCTACATCATTAGTACTTGCACGAATTACAGCAGTCGCTACGTCCGTTGACGCTGCACCTGTTACCGTTATTGCAAACGAAGTTCCACCGCCAGAAAAAGCTGATGAAGTTCCTGCATATTTTACAACGTGAGATGGAGCGATACCAGAAGCAAGTTTTGCAAGTGTTACGTTAGCATCTGCGATTTTAGCAGTTGTTACAGCAGAGTTTGCAATAGTAAATGCACCTGTGTTCGCAAGAGTTACATCTCCAGAAGCAGCTACATCTGCTGCTACGTTTGAAGCGTTACCTACAAGAATATGTGCATTAGTGAGTGTAAGTTCGCCTGGTGAAACAGTCTCGTCACCCCATACTGGAATAGTTCCATTGAACTTTACAACTTGGTTAGTTGTAGCACCTGTAACGTCAAAGTCCTGTAGAGGAATTTTGAAGCCTAGATTTTGTGCTGGATCGTAGTTGTTTGTTGTTGTGTATAGTGGGTTACTCATATTTTATTATAACATTATTTCTAATAAAATACGACCTAGTAACCTGTGATGTTTGTAAGTTTTCCTTGTCGGAATGGGTCATTACAGATAAGCTGACCACCGAGGATCATAAATCCGTTAATAGCGCCTTGGTTGTAGGCACGAATCCAACCTGTCCAAGAGAATGCTTTACCTGTTGAAGAATATGGTTGTTCACCGTATACGTTTCCAACAATGTTTTTAGCAGCAACTGAAACAGTTGAACCTTCCCACCATTTAAGACCGTACCAAGAAAGGAATTTTGTGTTCAAAAGGTAGAATGTACCTGATGTAACTTTTTTGTCTTTTTCAACAACCATGTTGTCCCACATAAGTGAGTCATAGCCTGAACCTGCGTCAGTAGTGTTTTTACCACCGTTGTACATATTACGCTGGAATGGCATCAAAAGTTGTTCAAAGTAAGCCCATGTGTTGTAGTCTGTAAGAGCAAAGTCAGGACGTACTGCACCGTCAGAAATACTGTTAGCAAGTTGGCGCACTTTAAGAAGTGAGATTGTACTTGTTGAAGTAACTGTAGCGTTAAGACCTGGATATGTTGCACGAGAAAGACCACCGTATGTAGATGCTACAGAACCATCGTCAACGATGTTTCCGAGACCTGCTGGTGCTTTACCTGCGAAAGCAGTACCATCACCTTGGAAGAAGTTACCGATGTCATCTGCTGCATCTTGTGCACGAGATTCCATAGTAGTTGTCATAAGGTCGAGTACTTTTGGTTTTGTGTTGTTCACAGAAAGGTCAGAACCTGCAAGAGCGACGTTTGTAGCTACGAATGTAGGGAAGAAAGTCATGTTTACAGATACTGGTTGCTGGTTGATTGGAAGAACATCAAAGCCGTTAAATGCTACAGATGGAACACCTTTTTGGTATTTCATTGGCATGAGCATTTGTGAACCTTCATAAGATTTTACTTTCTGAAGGATTTTACCGAAGAAGTAGTTATCTCGTAGAACTTGGTCTACCCACATTGGTGCGAGATACTGGTTCGTGGTAGTTGTGATATTTACGTTTGGTTGCATAAATTTATAATTTACCGTTAATTTTATTTATAATTATTCTAGTCCAATAGCACGGCGGACACCCTCTGCACCACTTCCAGGAATATATCCTTGTGGAGGTGGCACTACAGTATCGCTAGATTTTGCCATACTGCGTGAAGCAAGTGCTTTATTACGAGCATTACTTGGTGCTGTTACAGTTTTCGTTGATTTGTATAGTTCAAATGCAGTACCGAAGTCTGCGAAACTAACAACATTTCCCTCTGCATCTTTTGGTGATAATCGTTGTACGAGGTCAAGAAACTCTGAACGTGATTTTTTAGCACTAGAACTGTTTGATGTTAGATCAACACCATGTTGTTCTTCTAGTTCTTCAAGATTATTTTCCACAAAGTCTTCAAATTCTTTTTGTTTTTGTTTAGACTGTTGTTCGCTTGATTGTATTTCTGTAAGTAAATCCCGTTTTATCTCACTTTTGTACGAATCAAGAATCTTCTTGTTATATTCCCACGCTTTACGAGTATCCTCGCTATCACCATACATAGCAATCCATTCTGCTGGAACGGCACTATCTTGTGATGCTTGGTATGGTTGTTCTACTGGTCGCTGAATACTGTTCCCCATAGATTCTAAGTATTTAGAGAACTCTTTTTTTGCTTGTCGTTCAATAAACTTTTTAATCTTAGGGTTTTTGTTGTAAGGAAGTTCTTCTTCATCTTGACTATTGTCGCCGTCAAGCGATGGCTTATCCTCAACATTTCCATTATTTTCAGATTGTGAGTCTGCTAGTGATGGATTAAGTTCACTATTGATGTCAAACCCCTCATCGTTGTTTGGCAATCCTTCCACAAAGTCATCAAATGATGATTTTTCCATTGTATCGGTTCGTTCTTTAATGTCTGCGAACTAGAGAAAGACGTTATCGTTTAACAGGGTTTTGTTATTGTCCACACCCAGAACGGACTTATATTACTCGTAGTCTACTGTTTTATCTTCTGTTCCTCTGATCTTATCGTCTTCACATTCAAGTTGTTCTTTATGTTTTTCTGGTGTCATTACATGTTTGGCATACCACTTGAGTTTATCGGAACTTGCGATAAGGATGGTGATGCTTGATTAGCTGATAATGATTCTCCTGTATCTGGTGGTATGTTTTGGTCTGGTACTTGTTCCATTCCAGGTGGCATAGCGGGCATTATGTCAGGGAAATATGTCGCAAGGTATTGTTGAGGGTTTACTTTCCACATGCCCACACGCTTTGCTGTTTCTTTAGGGTCTGAATCATTAAGTCTTTCAAAGAGTGAGAGCGGATCAAGCCAACCAGTGTTTGCAAGATCAAGTGCTTGGTTTATCTCTGTAATCTCATCATGTGGCTTCATTGAGTTAGGAGCAACTGAAACGATTACCTTTTCTGTGATGTCTGACGATTGCAAGATAATGTATTCTAGTGCACGTCCTTTACCGAGAATTGAAGCGTAGTGAGGTTCATCATAGAAAACATAGTAAAGTTGTACCCACCAGTTAAATATGTTGTCTGCTACCTGTTCAAGTGCATCACCTATTCCACCACCAATACGAGAGTTATCTTGCTGTTGATTGAGTATTTGTCCTCGTACTGTCTTTTCTTCAACACCACCAGCGCCACTGATACCTAATGTTCCATAAATAGAGCGTAGGCGTTGTGTCATGTCTTGCAACTGATTGAACGCATCACTTGGTAGGTTACTTGCTGGAAGTCTTTGAATTGCTTCATTTATAGACTTTCCTTGCGGAACCATAATAGGTCGTCCTGCTTCAATAGCATCTGCTGCTTGTTTTGCTGTTTCGTTGTTAAAGTTATCTGCTGATACTGCGAGTGAGTTGTTTCCTACGTCAAGGTTTTTATTAATCTGTTTGATACGTTTTGTAACAAGGTCTTGGTTTGGAATGTTCTGTTCAATGAGCGAAGTGTCATCGTGAGGTTGTTTTCCTGAACTGAATACTGCGAGGAATGTGTACGGCATTTTTGGTCGTCCAAAGTGATTTCGTCCAGGAAGTACAGTAGGTTCTTCAACTTCTCCATATTCTGATACACTTTCTTTTGGTTCTTCTGTTACATCGTAGTTATAGAACTGGTTTTTGTTTTTATCAAGGACAATGTCTTTGAACGTGTAGAAGCAATACTCATTAGTCCACCACTCTGTATATTGTATTTTTGTACCAAGTTTTCCGTCTACTTCTGAAATGATATATGCTTTCTTTTCTCCTGAAAGTCCTAAATCGTTATACTCACTTTCAAACATTTTAATGAGTTCTTCTGCTGTCGCTTGTTTTCTTTCTCCAAGATACTCACCTGTATAGTTACCGTATGAATCTATAGTGCCTGTAGGGTCTAAAATGAGGTTTGTAGGCATGATAACGTCCATACTGATATCCTCTACCACATCGTCCCAACCATGCTTTATAGCGCCCAAAAAGTACACACTCCAGTGTCGTACCATTAAAGCAAGTTTGCGTCTTAATACAAGCGTATCTGCATGATACTGCAACATGGTCTTTATGTTTTTTGCTATAACTTCTCCTTCTGGATTTGGTGATGCAGGGTATACCACAGGACTTGGATTCTTTGCTAGTGCAGCAGGAATGAATGTTTCTTGTGCTTCAAAGATGAGGTTAGAAGGTATAACTTTATCTTCCATCGCTGTGCTTTCATCTTGTCTACCAAGATAATATGCTTCATTAAGTTTCTGTCTTTGTTTTAGTTTATCTTCATAGCCACGATAGTTTGCTTCCCATACAGAAGCCATGTGCAACAGTTGCTCATCATCTAAGTCAAGAGATAGTACGTCTTCAAAATTACCAACGACACCGTCAGAACCAGTCTGCGGTTTATAATGTGTTTTATTTATTGGACTTTCTACAAGTTGTTTTACTCCTTCTACGTTTAGTTGTACAGGATCCATAATTGTATATAAAACGAAAAAACACAAGATTCCCTGTATAGGAAACCTCGTGTCGTTACGTTGGTTTATTATTTGTGACGTAGTTCGTCAATTACATTATAGCATACTTGTTTTATAAGACAAGTTATTTTCTAAAGTGTCTAGTAAAAGATGTATGTTGTACAATACCATTGTTATCTATGTCAAGAGTTATGTTCATGTTTTTCATATCACTGACACCAATAGAGTTCATGTACCCAATAATATACCCAATCATTTCATAGTGTTTTTGAAACTCTATAAACAAGAGAGCATCTTCATCTGTTAGTTCTACTTTAGTCATTATTCAAAAAATCTCCCTACTGGTAATCCACTAAATACATCATCTCCAACGATTGAAGCCATGTTGTCCATAAACTTGTCCATACCTATTCTCCAATATATTGTTGCGTGTACAAAGTGGTCTGCACCTAGACGTTCCCACTTATATTCCATGATACCAAGTGCGTTTTCTTCTTTTGTTCTATAGATATTTCCCCAGTGCGTAACATATTCCTCATAGTCTTCTTTCTTTCCATTGAGAGTTATGCGGTTATCACCAAGTTCGTCTATAACTAATTGTATCATACGGTTACGATCTGCAGTAACTTTTCCATACTCATGTGCTTGTCCCCAATCAATAAGACGTTGTGTTTTCCTATCTGCTCGGTAGTAACATAAGAATACACGTCCTGGAAACTTCTCTTGTAGTTTTCGTATACCAATTAAATCACCACCTTGGTCAGATACTATCTTTGCTGTAGGCCAACGCTGTAAGTATTTTTCTAGTACATCATAGTCCTCACACTTTCCATAGTAGAATATGCCTTGTTTGTTTCCTATGACGTAGTGTATAGGTAGTCCTGTGTCTACACCTATAATGATTGAGCCTGTCTGGTCGTTTACCAGATCAACTATATTCTTATATATAGTTTCAGGCATAACCTTGTTACCAGAGCCATAGAAAGGTCTACCTGCTACGAAATTATCAAAGTATTCGGGAGTTTTCTCACGCTTCATCTTGGCTATGTTCTTTGCGGACATCCAAGGTGCAATCCATAAAGGAATCCAATACCCAGACCATTCGCCTTGTGATGTAGCAATCCATGAACCATTTCGTATTTCTTCTGAATCTATCTCGCCTTTACATTTAGGACATCTATATATTTCTTGCGTGTAGTCTATACAGTCCTCGTCCATGATAAAGGTTTCTCCACATGAGTGAGTAACGTGCCATTTCTTTTGATCTGACTTCATGTACCATTTATGCACACCAAAGTCAGGAATAGAAGGGTTGGAAAAGAACGCTTTCTTAGGGTCTGCAATAGACTGTAGGCGTGAATCATATTGCTCAACAATCTCCTGTTTACATCGGTCATATTCATCTACAACAAGTTTCTTTGCTGTAATCATCAATGCTGCTCGTTCAGTCCAAGAGCCTTGGTAGTAGATAGTATGTTCTCCAAATTGCTTTTGCTCGATAGAATCTTTGTCTTTAGTCCATGACTGTAATACAGGATTTTGTGCAATAATCTTATTAGTTTTACCACCAGAGAATCGTTTTACATCATCTGCTGTAGGTAGTACATAAAGAATATCTATGCCATCGTTTTTACACTCGTGTGCGGTCTTTAATATCTCATAAGTCGTGAAGCCTATCTGTGCACACTTCATACAAGTAATCAAAGGACTTCTATCAGAATATACATCAAACATGAACTTGTACTTCTTAAAATCAAGTATTTCGCCTGTTTCTGTCTTTATTTGGTTATTCTGAATCCAAGCGTGGATTGATACTTGTTCTAGTAGGCTCATTTATTTAAATAGTTAAATACTTTAGTACTAAACTTAGTTTGATATATCTCTTGTTTGTTTATGTCTTTCCAATCAAAGTAATCTTTAAATACAAGATACATAAGTATTTTTCTTTTAAAGGTTTTCTTCATACTGTTCAATGTATTTCTTTAACAAACCTATTATTTCTTCTTTAGTTGGATTTTTACTTAATTCTGTTCCTGGAATAGAGAAAGCATGTATTTTACTATTCTTGTTAATAAACTGTATTTCTGGAACATTGTAAGCTCTTACAGATTCTAAATTATGATCGTCTAATAAATCACTTATTCTATTATAGGTTTTCTTTAAGTCTGTTTTCATATTCTTGTGCTAATGATTGTATTTTAGGATCAACAGTGTTTATACTTTCTCCTTTAGATGTTATATCTGTTTCTATCTTTTCACTATAGCCATGTTTACTTAATAGCATACCAGTTGTTTTAGGTTGGAATAATCCACCAAGTCCTTTATCTATAAGCATTTTTTCCTGTGCTGAATTGATTTCCTTGACGATGTCGTGAATTTGTTTTGAAAGCTCATCTTCTCCTTTACACCAGTCATAAATCGTTGCCTTATCTACTTTTAGCATAAGTGCTAAGTCTACTACTTTTGGAAGTTGTACATCAACATAACTTACATTACCTTTCTCTGTTTCTATTGGGGTTGCATGACAAGTATCAAGATAAGTCTTTGCTTTCTCGATAAGTTCTTGCGTCAATTTTGATGGTCTCCCTGCTGGCATATTATTTAGTAGTTAATTGCTTGTTGATTTCTTTAATAATCTTATAGCACGAATAGCATAGTTCATTCTTACTTACTGCTTTACCTAGTTTTGCTATAGTATACTTGCGCTTTTTAATAAAGAAGCGTTTTTTGTCACAACTACCACATGTTCCGTAAAAAGTCATATTACCACTGCTTTTGTTTATTCATAAAGTTCATAGCAATTTGTTCTTCTGTTCTGTCTTTTGGTATCGCAATCTTGATAGTTAGTGCTGTACTTGCAACAGATATAGCGTTTCGTACAGCGTTTTTAACTACTTTGACTGGATCTACAATCTTTGCTTCCCACATATCTACTATTTCATTTGTTTTAGCATTGAAACCTTTTGTGCCACCGAGGGTATCTTCTGAAACTATACCTCCTGCATTTTCTATAATCTGTAGCATAGGTCGTTTGAGTGCTTCTCTAAGTATTTTACCTCCTAGAGTGTTTGGAAGGCTCTTAGACACGTTTAATAGTGCAATACCACCGCCTACTACTATTCCATCTTGAAGTGCTAATCTTGAGGCATGTACAGCGTCTTCTACTTTCAAGCGTTTGTATGATAATTCTGTGTCAGAGTTTGCACCTAGACGAATGATTGCTGCTTTTGTAGTAAGCCAACCAATACGGCGAAGGTCATCGTCTGTACCAGATTCAACAAGTTTGTCTATATGTTCCTGTATATCGTTGATACCAAGTATAGTTGTTTCATGCTTGTTTACTATTATTTTACCACAAGTTCCTAAGTTTTCCAACTTAGTTTCTTTAAGTGTTAGACCGCTTTTTTCTGAAACGATAGTACTGCCAGTAATTTTTGCGAAGTCTTCAAAGATAAAATCTTTCCATATTACAGGTGATTTTATAAGAAGTATGTTAAAAATACCTTTCAAATGATTTGCAATAAGCGTTGCTACTACAGCATCTGAAATGTCGTCATAAAATATAACTACTTCTTTTTTACCTGTTTCACTTATCTTTTCAAATATAGGAAGCAAGTCATCAATCGTAGCAATTTTTTGTTTTGTTATGAGAATGTATGGTTTTGAATACTCTGCGTGGTTTTCTTTGTTATACAAGTACGGAGAAGGAACACCACAATTAAATCGGACACCTTCTTTTATTTCATAAGAGGTTTCAAAAGTTTTAGAGTTATCTAGTTCAATGATACCATCTTTTGATATTTGCTTGTATATTTCTTGTAGCAAATCACCTATTTCTTGGCTTTCTGCTGAAATACTTGCAACAGAAGATACATCGCTTTCTGTGATTTCTTTCTTTTGCTCATTTAATGAGTTCTCGATATGTGGTAAAAGTTCCAACAAAGAGTTTTTGATTTCAATACCAGAAGCGTTATGTTTAGAGCCTTCATTTAAAATTGCTTGAGTAAGTACAGTCGTTGTTGTACTACCATCGCCACTTTGTTTGTTTGCTCGTGAAACAGAGTCAAATAGTATTTTACGTCCTAACTCTTCCAAAGGATTGTCAAACTGTGCTTTTTCTAATATAGAATAACCGTCATTTGTAATGATATAACCAGGGTATAGGTTTTCTTCTAAAACAGCATTTGCGCCTTTTGCGCCCATGGTCAAAGATACTGCATCCGCTATTTTATTGATACCATTTATAATTCCTTGTGTCGCTCCAAGTCCTGTATATATATTATTTTGTAGGGTATTCATTGTTATATAATTTATGCCAAGTTTGTAATGATTGTCTTTGGTGGTATTTGTGATATTCCCACACGTCTGGTTTACCATTTCTTATTGGAAACCTTTTTATAGTTTTGCATCTCGTGCAGATTTCTTCTACACAGTTATCAAAACTAGCAAGTATTTGATAGTCATGTAACCATATACCTATACATTTGCTTTCTTTATTCTGCATATGTGCAAAGAATTATATCAGAGTCTTCTTTACAAAAATGGTAATCTTCGCCGTTAATTTTAACAGTCCATGCACCATAACCATTAAATGCTATACCATCACCAACTTTTATTTTTTCTACTTCATCACCAACTGCAATTACTTTTCCTGTATCTGTCAGACGTTCATTTGTCGTTTCAAGTACAGTTTTTTGTTTGTTTGGTTTGAAATATATGTTTTTACCAAAAGGTTTTATCATATGTCAATTTCGTCTAATGGATTTTTAAGACTAACTATAGTCGCTTCTTGCTTTCCTATTCTTTGCTTTACTTTTGCAAATATGATATCTAAGTGTTTTGATAAAATTGCTACGATAGATAGCAAAATACCAATGATTATACCTAAAATTAGGTTAAGCATTTTCTTCTAGTACAGGTTTTTCTTCTTTTTTAGGAGTATACTTTGTGTCTGCATACCCAATTTGTACTGTATCTGCAAATACTCCTGGTGCAATTTCAACTTTAGAAACATTACCACCGATATTAAGTTCCTGTTCTTTTAATATTTCCTTTACTTTTGTTTGTGCTACTTCAATACGAGATTGAATGTCTTTGATTTGCTCCTCTGTAAGGTTGTGCATAATTATGTGTTTCGTTACACTTTTAATTTATAATACTTATATTTTACCATGATATTTATTTTTTTGCAATACTTTCTTTAAATTTTTGTATATCTTCTATAGACATTGATTCAAGCAATTCAAGATCTTTTCTCTTTTTAGCAATTCTACCTTTTAATTTTCTGTCTTCTCCTTCATCTAGTAAATGATTACATAAACTAAGACAAATACTTACTTTAGTATCTCTTGGGTTCATACAATCACAAGTCCATAGATTATGTTTATCATCATAATGATACCATTCTTTTTTTTCAGGATCTACTAAGTGACCTAAGTATTTAGTCATATTATTTGATTGATTCATAAGTTCCATAGCGTTGCATATCATTTCGATATGGCACACATACTCTATCTACGAATGCGACACAATTAGTTCTGATATATATTTCTGCTAATACAGCACCGATGATTAGTGCAAATAAAGCAATTATTACTATTTTATATTTTTTCATACTATTTTACTCACTTAAAACTGGTAAATCTACACTTTCGTACTCTATTCTTACTGGATTTGGTTGTCCTGCACCTCTAGTATATCCTTGTGACGGTAATTCAGTATGAGCATGGTCTATCAAAAATTTCTCGAATTCTTCCCCCATACCTGCTGTATTGTTTCTATAATATGCTCCATCGTTACCTGGATACCACTTTGCTAGATGTAACGCTCCTGGTATTTCTGAACTAATAACAAACTCTGCTGGTTGTTCAGGATGACATACGTTACAAACTAGAAACATTCTGTTATTTGCCATATGCTTTACTCACTTAACTAATAATTTCTTTCCAAAAAAATATTTTTTCTTTAATACATTTTTTACAATCTAATATCCACCTATGTGAAAAAGAACGTAATGTTTTATCTTTTCCACAGGAACGACATTTAATCCTCTGTTTCAGTGTCATGAATTTCATCTAAACTTATTGTTAAATATGCTTCATCTTTAAATGGCAAAAGTTCTTTTAATTTAATTGGTGTTTCAAAACAATCTTCGTCTAATTCAAATGATTTTAGTGGTGTATCTTGTGCTTGGTATCTTATTGATATATTTATTTTATATTTTTTTGACATTTTATAACTCTGGCTCACTTAACTTAATAATGTATAGAGAGCAGGAAACTACACAGGCAAGGATTTGACGAGATTGGGTCTTTCAAACTACTGCACCCCTTGTAGTCCTCCTATTTTTTACTCGTATAGTCACCTTGCATGAGGAGGAACCCGAAGGCGGCATGAAACCAATTATCCTCTCTCTACTTCATGAGCTAGCGTTTACCTTTTCCGCCACTGTGTAGTTTGCTACTCTCTATGTTTGTTGATGTTAAGGATTCTCTTTTGACTTCTTTCTTTTTTCTCTAATCCATAATTTCATAGAATCTCTGTGACACTTTTTGCATTGTCTCCACTTTCTGTCAATCCTGTCGTATAGATTATCTCCTTCAAATGGATGTCCATTGATACAATGTGTTTTTCTTTTATTCTTTCCCCATGGTGATTCACCTCTATAGTTATTTTCTGCTGATGTAACTATTTCTAAATGTGATGGATTTACACAGTTAGGAACTCTACATAAGTGGTCAATAACCATATTTGTAGGAACTTTCGCTTTGTGAAAAAATTCGTATGATACTCTATGTGATGGATAGTTTTTCCCTCTAATTAGAAATTGACTATAACCATTTCCTCTTGACCCTGATATTTTCCAACAATCCTTAGAAAAAGTTATTTTTGAAAGAAATCTTAGTACATCATCTTTATTTAATTGTGGTATTTCTTTTGCAATTATAGGCATTTTGTTACACATCAACTATGAATTGTTAAAGATTAGTAATACCTTCAATGTTTGGTTTACAGTTACTATATATCTCTACTTTTGCACGTTCTAAAGTTTTGTTTCTTTCGTATTCTTCGTCAAGATACTGAATTATAGCAGTTAAATAATTTTCTACTCCTGAACGATTTTTAACTAATTCTTTAATTCTTTCACTTGGTTTTTGATTCATAGGATGTTAAAGATTAATTCACTCTAATAATTTTGTTTTCCGTGTACCATTGTTCATCATTTAGGTTTTTATCTTGGATTTGTACATAAGATACAGATATTATATCTCTACAATATGCACAGGTGCTTGGTTTTTCTTTACTACTAAAACATGTATATTCTAACTCATGTTCTTTTGACATTGTCTTGCGTCTCATATACTACACTTATTAGTGAATAAATCCGTCAGATTATTTTAAAAAGAAAACTATGTATTCTCCGATCACTAGAAGTGTAAGTACTGCTACAAACGCCCAGAGTGTTTTATTTTCTTCTTTGTAGTACTTAATATCTTTTGAACAACTTGCTACGATTTCTTCTACCGCGAAAGGAAGTACTAGTTTAACGTCTTTCTTTGTTGTTTTTTTAACTGTCTTTTTAACTACTTTTTTAATATCGTTTTTCATATATTTTTACTCGCTTATTATTATCTTTTAATTATATATCTAGTATCGGTACCATGCAAGGAAGTTATCCACACCCTAGCCTTTTTTATTCGTTACAAGATAGTTTATATAGTGTGTCAAGGCATCTGTAATAAATTGACTTGCACTGATACCTTGCCATTTAGCAATACGCTTTACTTCTTTCTTTAGTGTCTTAGCAGGGAAGAACTCCATGCGTTGTTTTGTTTTTGTGTTTATCATATTTAATTTGAAACTATCTTTTAATTTCTTCCCAATTTTCTCCTCCGTCTTTTGTTTGGAGTGTGTATTTGCATCCAAGACATCTTATTCCACCACCGTTATTACACCACATAAACTGAGACATCATCTTTTTGCAATTAGGACAATCTATTTCGTAATTTGGACTGTCTGGTTTTCTTTGACGATAAGATATACCTCCATTTTTAGCCCAGTATTCGGTCATTTCTTTCTGGTCTTCGATTGTAAAAATAGGACATTCATCTGCACTACAATCTCCTCCATAAAGTATCTCTGAATCCTTAAAGTTTAGGCGTAGCCATTCAATCGCCATGCAAATAGAATCCCAAGCACCTCTTGCATAACCTACTCCGTAGTACCTAGACAAACTCCAAACTGAATAATAGTTATATCCATCTTTCGGAACAAAATGTCCGTCATCTAATGATATTGGTTGTTTACCATCACCTATCGAACAAGCCTCTAAGAATTTATAGTTCAAATCAAGCAACTCTTCTGGTGTTTTCAATTCTTTAGTTTTTATATACAAACTTATATCTATTCCCATATTTTAACCCTGTACCATTACTGGTCTACCATTTATAATAACTTCTTTGAACATTGATTTTTGTACTGGTTTTGGTTTTTCTGCGGAGTATTGAGCGAGGTTTTTGGCGAATTTTCCTTGATAATAAGTAACGTGTATTTTACCTGTTTCTGCAAGTCTGCGAAGTGACCTCGCAACGCTTTCAGGAGAGTAACCCCATTCATCTCCTAGAACATACAGATGTACCTTTTTATGAGTAGTACTATTTTCTTGCAACCATTCTAGTAGTGAGTTTTCTAGTGAGTGTTTCATGTTTTAACTCTCAGTAACTAAAGGTTTTAGACCTAGCCAATCCTCTTTACTTATCATACTTTTCCAAGCCATTGCATCTGCTACAGTGGTACAGGGTTCTACACCAGACATATATCGTCTTTTAGTACTAGGACAGTCATACAGAACATAGTAGGCATCTTGTGTAAATACTTCTCCTTGTGGGATTTTATAAAGTTTGTAGTTTACTTTTTCCAAAGAAGGTGTGTATTTGTCATACTCATCAAGTAGTTCTCCTTTTGCTATTTCTATGAACTTATCCACATCTCCAAAACGCATAGCCTGTGTACGTTGGTCTATATCTTCTATAGCGAGGATTTTCTCAAAAGGCATTTCACCACTCACTACTTCTTTCCACAGTTTTTTAGGGAAATTTACACCATTTAGGTAATAAAATTCTTCTCCTTTTTTCCATTTAATAGCAGGTTCACTTGTTGAGTGCCATTGGTTTAATTGATTTATTCTTATTATTGGAGTTGGCACAAGGTAGAGTGTATCTTCCCATTCTACTCTATAACCAAGTCCAGCTTCTTTAGCTTGCATAAGTAATTCTGAGTATTCAAGATATTTTTGATCGTGTTCGTTTGGTTCTTCACCTGGATTGTCTTTTCTGTTTTTTGTATATTCATTTTCAATGACAAACCAATCAAAGTCGTAGTCAAGAGCAGACCCAGCAGACCAAGCAGACCTAGCAGACCCAGCAGACCTAGCAGACCCAGCAGACCAAGCAGACCCAGCAGACCAAGCAGACCCAGCAGACCCAGCAGACCAAGCAGACCAAGCAGACCAAGCAGACCAAGCAGACCTAGCAGACCCAGCAGACCAAGCAGACCAAGCAGACCTAGCAGACCCAGCAGACCTAGCAGACCCAGCAGACCACTGGAACTCCTCATCGGATAAGTCTATACACCACTTTATTTTACTTGGTCTCTTTAGTGTAAATAGATCATATGTTTTGAGTAGTGCTTCCTCTGCTTTCTTCTTATTTAATCTAAATTCTTTACGTTCTACATTAACACACATTCTGTCTATTAAGTTTTGTGTATCTTGTGAGTAATCCATGTTAATCTACAACTTGTCTAACTGATAAACTAAACCAGTCTTTTTCCTGTTCTTGTTTCTGTATGTAGTCACCAGCAGGGACAGTTATCTTATGATGTTCTTCGTGAGTAAGTTCTGCGTCAGTTTTAAGTCTGATTATGCGACCAAACGCAGTTTCGTATATTTCCATATCTGTTACTTTTGGTACAGTAAGTCTATGTGCGTGTCCTGTTGTTTCTCCTAGAGCCAAAATCATTTGACCTTTATGATCTACTTTTTTACCTTTTATTTCACCTTTAAATGGTGCTAAATTAACGTCTCCATGTCTTATGTTCATATAATTACATTTATTATTTAGTAAAAATTAAATAGTCTGTTTCTCAAACTGGTAAGCATTTCCTTTGTAGCACTTGTATACGCTTTAAGTTCAATTTCTCTTTGACCTTTAGGAGTAACTTGCCACTTTCGTTTCTTTGCCACATCGGTAGGTGCATCGTGGTTTTCTATGAAAATTGCTTTTTCTTTCTGAATTTCTGCCATTTCAAGCATCATCTGTGCAAACAGTCCTGATAGATCGTCTCTGTATGCCTCTAATTGGTCTTTAGAGAGGTTTTTTTCACGAACTTGTGTAATGAGGTCTGTGAGTTTCATATAGTTATTCCCATTTACCTACTAAAATTATATTTTCTGGTAATCTTTTAGGTAATATGCTTTTGATTTCTTGAAGAGTAAATCCTGCAATTCCTGTACCTATAGGAGTTAGTAGAAATTCTTCTTTAGGATTCATGTGTGCATATTCTCGTAGCTCATGAAGATAATGTTTTATTATTTCAAGCGGAAGTTTCTCATAATTATGGTCTAGTGTTGGTATAGCATATGATTGTCCTTGTCTACCAAAACCTACTCCATTTATTGCACCGAAATGATCTTTTGCTTGTCGCGCTGCACCACCGCCATGTGAACCGAGTATATTAGAACCAAATACAAATACTTGGTCATATCGTAATTCTTTAATCATACCATTCTTCACGAGGTACTTCTCGCAATACTTTTAGTTTTGGTGTTCTTACTTTACCGTCAGTGTCTTGGCAAACTATAATATCTTTTACATCTAATTCACATTCCAATAAAGCAAAATCGTTCCAACCAATACCATATGATCTAGCCCAACTTTTAAAGGCAACATGAAGTCCAGCAGAACATGAACCTGATTTTTTTGGTGCACATTTTTCTGTGTGCACTTCTCCAATTTGGTAAATGAAATCTTTTGACCAATCTGAATAATATTGACCTTCATTATTTTTATGGACTGCTTTATACATAATTGCTTTTTTGTTTTTTATTGTTACAGGATATAATTTACAGAACTCTGTAAAGGTAGCTTTAAATTCAGGAATTATTTTTATGTACGAATTTTTATTACATACAATATTCATTCCTTGCTTTGCTTTTTTTGTTAAAGAAACAACATTATAACCATTACATATAATTTCTTTTGCAGATTTTGCAGATACCATGGCTTCGCCGAACAATTTTGCGTGAGATGATCCCCGAAGTACAGCGTGAGATGATCCCCAAAGTACAGCGTGAGATGATCCCCGAAGTACAGCGTGAGATGATTCCCAAAGTACAGCGTGAGATGATTCCCGAAGTTCAGCGTGAGATGATCCCCAAAGTACAGCGTGAGATGATTCCCGAAGTTCAGCGTGAGATGATTCCCGAAGTTCAGCGTGAGATGATCCCCAAAGTACAGCGTGAGATGATTCCCAAAGTACAGCGTGAGATGATCCCCAAAGTTCAGCGTGAGATGATTCCCGAAGTACAGCGTGAGATGATCCCCAAAGTACAGCGTGAGATGATCCCCAAAGTACAGCGTGAGATGATCCCCAAAGTACAGCGTGAGATGATCCCCGAAGTTCAGCGTACGCTTCACCTCTGACAATTATACGAGCTTCATCAAATGAATAATTTACAACAATTCGATCATAGTATGTTCCACCCTCAATATATACAGTACCTTTGTAATTTTTAGGTATACTATCAAAATCTTTTTGTGTTTTTACGATTATTTCATCTGGTAGTTTTTTATTAAACATATATATTTACTTTATTTTTTTTAAAATGGAATCTCTGACGTATCTATACCTGAGTATGGATCAATAGCGTCACTTTCTTTTTCCTCGACCTTTTCTACTGGTTTATTTTCTTTCTTGTTTCCAAATTGAAAGTTTTCTAATGTAATTTCAGTACGATACATTTTTACTCCGTCTTTGTCCCATGAGCGTGTAGTAATCCGACCTTCAACATAAATACTATCTCCTTTGCCACAGTATTGTGCAATAACTTCTGCTTGTTTTCCAAAAGATACTATGTTGTGGTATTCTACACTTTCTTGTTTTTTACCTTGTGCGTCTTTGTAATTGCGATTTGTTGCTATTGAAAAACTTGCTACTTTAGTTCCGTTTTGAAGTGCTTTTACTTCTATATCTTTTGTTATATTTCCAATGAGGATTGCTTTATTTATGTACATTGTATTTTTCTTCTATTACTTTTAATAATTTTTCGCCTATCTCTAGCCCTTTAATGATCTTTTCTTGCATTTCCTTGTCTGCTACAACTCGTGTAATAAGTAAACTTTGTTTGAAATTTGGGTTGTACGCTACAAAGTCTGCAAAATCTGTTTCAGTAAATAACATTTGCATTTGCATTTGCCACATATACTGACTTTCAATGTCTAAACCGTTTACTATGTTTTGAAAGTGTTTTTTGTCTTCAAAGCATTTAATTTCAACTACTCCTTTTTGTCCGACTATAATTCCGTCTGGACTTGCTCCACCAACCTTTGATATATCTTCATTGATGACAAATCCTACTTCTTCAACTTTGTTACCTGTTTGTAACTCATACATATCTCTTGCTAATGGTTCAAGTTCAACACCTCTATCTAAATCTTTATTAGTATACTTTTCTTTGTCGGCTAGTGAGTATTTTTCTGCTAACTTTTCCCATACTAGAGTTTCAAGACCTTTACCTTGATTGCCTATTGCTTGGGCTTCTGAAGCAGTCAAAGGGTACTGAAGTCTGAGTGCAAACCATTCTGGTGTCTTTTGTTGTACTTTAATTATCTGCATTTTCTATAAAGTGTTTTTGTTCTGCGACCAGTTTATCAAACTCTTTTCCTAATCCTTTGTGTTTATTCATTACCACTTGTAGTTGTTGTATGTTAGTTGTATTTTGAACTTCTTGTCGTATATCTTCTGTCAGTGACGGATTATTTACATTTTCATTCATTCCAACCATTTGATATAATCTATCGTAGTTTACATTGTCCTTACGGTTTAGATCTTTACCAAAGATGCGACCAAACTTTTCACAGGCATCTTTAATTGCAAAACTTTCTGATGCTGGTGATCCAATTTGAACTGCTGACGAGTTCATTTTGTCAAACTCTGTAGCACCGCTTCCTTTTGAAACTTGAATTGGCATAGCACCTATTCCATCTTGCCAATCCCACTCACCTGATACTGGATCTTGAACAAACACTCTGACTGTTGTTACTATACTATTTGCAAGTAGTTTCACTTCTTTTACCTCTACACGCCATTTTGTGAATACCATTGTTAAGAGATATTCTACTCGTTCAATAGGTAAGTATTTAAGTCCTTTTACATATGGATGTTCTCTTACCCATTCTTTTTTAGGTTCTGCGTTAAGGATTATATTTAATTGATTTTGTTTATTTACAAGAACAGTATCACTGTATAGTTCTTGTAATGTAGGTATTTTTTGGATATTACTCATGGTCTTCTATTTCTTCATCTAATATATCGTGTTCTCGACCTTGTCCGTCATCATACTTTTCTTTGTTTCTTTCGTATGCTCCGATCATTTCTATAAGTGTATCAACGCTAAAACTTGATGATGTGTGAACGATGTTATTGTCGTCATCTTTTACTTCAAATAAATATCTCATAGTTTTGTTTTAGTAGAGGTTCTTACTGCTTTTCTCTACTCTATGTAGTATATAGTATCGGTATCGGTAGTGCAAGTAAAGTTATCCACACCTTTGCACTTTTTATATCTAAAACATTGTTTTGCGTCTTTTTCTTTACCTTGTCAAGTAACTTAGTTAATACTCTCCCACTTTTACCTTCTGATAAGTAAATTGGTTGATGTATTAGTTAAGTCATGGACAATTTTTAGATTCTAATCAGATGACAGGGCAAGAGTGGTCAACTTGTTTTCCCTGTTTTCGCATTAGAACCCAAAAACTGTTTATAGTTTAGAAGAGTGGTTTTACTTGCGTACCCTTAAAGCAAGGTTTTGACTTTACTGTTTGTAGTTTAGATGTACCTGTGGGGGAGCCTTCCAGTAAGTAGTCGCGTACGCCGTACTGAATCTGGGCTTCACCCCCATAGATACACCTAAATAAAAAACTCCTTTGGACAGAGGGCAACTTTTTTAAGGTTGCCAGCTCCCCAAAAGAGTCTGGTGGAACTTACCCTGTCCGTAAGAAATCTCTTACATATATAGTTTAGCAAATACAAAAAATAAGTCAAGTCACTTTTCCACAGGTTTCTTAATAAGTGAAATTACCCACGCACTCGCAGACTGTCCTCGATTGATTTTCTTTTCAGACTCAATTTTTAAGTGGCACGGTTTACAAACAGTCTTACCGTTTTTAACATCAATCATAATAGGTAATTCCCAAATTTTTTTGGAAAATTCTTGTGTATCTTCTATGTCTAAGAAAGGTTTTACAATATCAACTAATGGTATTATGTGGTGGACTTCTAAATAACCTCCATGTTTACCACAATCCTGACAAGTCCAGTTATCACGTTTAAAAACTGCTCCACGCCAATCTCTGTAAAGATAGTTTCTCCTTAGCATCTCTTTTTTTATAGTCGTTCCACCCTTCCAATTATAGTTATTTTTACCAGACCTTTTTTGTCTTATAATCTCTCTAGTTTTGTCTGTCCATCTAGTGCCTTTTCTATTTAATCTTTTTTGAGATATACTCATTTTAAGTCTTGTTTCTAAAGAGAATGGTTTTCTAACTTGCTTTTTTCTTGCAATAATAAGTTTATTTCTTGTTTCTTGACTTATTGGTGGTCTTTTTTTCCCTAAGTTACTTAGTCCAATTTTTATTTTATGTTCTTTTGATTTTTGTTTACCTCTTCTTAGACGATAAGAACATTCAGAAGAACAACATTTGATGTTTCTTAAATACTGTGTGTTATTTAAAACTCTATCTTTTCCGCAAATAATACAATTTATATTAAATTTTTGACCATTATAACTTCTTTTCATTTGATTTTACACATCCTAGTATAAATCCACCTATACTTTCACCTCTATTAAGTTTATCCAAACAAATACTTTTTACCCCATATAAATCTTTAGTTTTTACATGACTTACAAAGAACCAAAATCTATTTTCTGGTACTTCTTTAATAAAAGCACGAGACATTTTAAATATATCACGTTGCTCTTGGCTATCTGCTTTTTTTATTTTCTTTAGGTATTTTATGTAATTAGACCAATTTGCTTTTTTACGCATGATCTTTTCTGGTTGTGATGTATACAAAGTGTAAAGTTCTTTGAGTAAAAACTTACGCTCGTCTTTATCAGTTACAGGTTCAAGTTTTCTGTTTTGTAGATACGCAGATATGTTTAACATAAATCTTTTACAGTATACCAGTAGTCAGGCTTCTCTGGCAACTTTTCCATTAACTTTATATGTTCTTTAATAAGTCCTATGACTACAGGTGTTTCTAGTTTCTGTGGTGGCTTGTTTGTAAACTGTTCCAGGAACTCTAGTCTTTCTAGTCCATAGCGTACGACTATGTTCATGGCGAAGTTATGCCCTACAGAGTGCGTGTCTTTGTTTATTCTGCCACCTGCACTATTGCAATATGGGCATTGTAGAAAGATGTTTACTTTATTGAACTTGTCGTAGCCTTTACACACTGAAAAAGGTCGGTAATGTCCTGCATGGAACGCTGACCAATGTTCAAGATATTTTCCACACGATATACACTTTCCTTTAAAGTCGTACCAATCAGATATGCGAACGTAATCTGAAACCACACGCCATAATTTTTTCTGGTATATGCCTGTTCCATGACTTCCAAGTGGTATTTTCTTTAACCATACCTCTGTAGAAGGCATTGTAGGGCTTGTTTTTGCCTTTTTAAGCGGTTTTCTATGCTTAGATGCCTTTAGGGCTTGTTTGGCTCTATATTCTTCGTATGAGGGCTTTTTAAACGTTCCACGTTTCATATTCACTCAACTCACCAGTCAAAGATTTCTAATAATTACTCAACACTTTTGGCGGTACGTTCGATTTCATCTACGTCTTCACCTGATTCTGCGACCTGACTTTTACTTTGCATATTTGTAGTTGGGAAACAAAGTTGAGAGATCCAAGTTAGTTGTTCACTAAACATTTTATTTACAAGGTCTTTGATAGCTTTTTTCTGTTCTCCGACAGGATAAGAAGCATCAATTACTGTTAAAACTTTTCCCTGTAAAAACTTAACTTGTGTTTCAATAACACCGTAACCAAAAAACTTTTCCTTATCAAGATACTCATGTGGCATTTCTACATATCCCAATGCAGAAGTTTTTAGATTTTCTTCATGTACATTTTTTTTCATTTTATAACTTTTGACTTAACTTGACTGGTGAGTTCAAAGAGTATAAGTTTATTATAACATATTTACTTAAGTAAATCATTATCTACGAGAAAAGCGTAGAATTGTTCTGATAAACTATCTAGCAAAGCATGACCAAAATCGTTCTGTGTGTCCATAGTTGTATTGAAACCATGAAAGGCTTCGTGTATGATTGTTGCCCATTGGTGGTTGAGTGGTAGTTTACTATCTATGGTTATGGTATTTGTACGCCAATCAAGAGAACCGTTATCGTCTTCTAGTTCTTTAAAAACGATCTTAAACGTATGACCGCCAATCTTTACTTTTTTGGGAAGTTTAGTCATTGTTTTCTTTTCGATTAGGCAACTCTTGATAAAGGAATATAGAGTTATCTCGTCTTGAAATATAGTCGAGGTATTCTAAATCTCTGCGTCTTTGTAGTTCTGTTTGATATTCGAGGTCTTCTTCGTTTTCCATATTAGTAGTGGTGCATTATTCTAGCAATTTGACCTTTGTTTTTTTGGTGCAAGAAAGCGTAGATACTTTGCGGTGCTACATAGCCATTTCTATTATGCCACCCGTCATTTGCAGAAACCGCTCGTAGATACTCTATTGTACCACCTATATAATCTTTTCCGTCTTGATATTGTATTTTACTCATATGGTGTCTGTGGTGTAGATACCAGTAGCGATAGTCTGTTTTAGCCCATAACTCTTTACTTTCATGAGCCATAAGGTGCATCATGTCTGTTTCTTTTGCTCCGTCACCATGAGAGAAACCTAGCAAGTTTTTGCCATATTGAAAGTACTTGCGATGAGCGATAGAAACGTCAAAGGTTACGTTCTTGTTTTTATTATAGTACGCTTCTACACTTTGAGCCAAATAAAAGCCCGATTGCACGTCATGGTTACTAGGGCAGTGTATAACGTGAACAGGTGCGACACTTGTAAGTGTATCTATGATTTGCACATAGAGGTCATGTGCTTTCTTGTAGTTCTCAAACCACATACCGTCTGTATCTTGTGGTGTACCCTTTGTTGTAGTACGGATAGTGGTATCTGTATGTAAAATGTCGTTACCAATAACAAGAAGTACTTTTTCTATAGGAAAACCTTGTGCTTTCTGTACGAGTATATCAATACCGTCTTTGACACGTTTGATTGCTATATCTACGTTGTATTCTTCTCCTGTTTCAGATGACAAAGCCAACTTGCCGATATGCACATCTGCAGGATCAATAATGAGCAAGTGCGGGTCTTCTATTTTTTTGTATTGAAAAGGTTTATAGGTAGGTGCTTTACTTTTAATGACTTCAAGCCACTCGTTTTTTAATTGGTCTAAACGTAAAATATCTTCTGGGTTTTTTACGAATATACTTGCTTCGTTTGATTTTAACCACCCATACGTCCAATTAGTTGGTAAGTTATTTTCTGCAAGTCTATTAGCGAATAATGACGTTGCCTGTAAAGACAAATCTGACTTGTTTAAAATTGCAGACTTTGACGGAAGCCCTAATCTTTTTGCATGTTTTCGCACGTTTGACTCTGCGATACCAAGCACTTTACCCATTTGGGCGTTTGACATGGTATAGAAGTTTTCCTTTATAAACTCACGTCTTCTGTTTGCTTCCTCTGGTGTAGGATTCATATAAAAAAAGTAGGCAAAAACCTACTTCGACTTATCTATTAACTTCTGCAAAACTTTAAGTTCGTATTTCAATCTAGTTGCGCTTGGAAAATCGTGATCCGCCAAGATTTCGCTAGACATAAACATGACTTGCCACAAAGAAATGAGATCATCCTCTAACTCGAACCTCGTCAGTGCATTACGCAACTCTTTCTTTTTCTTTTGATACTCTTTCATTTCTAAAGTATATAATGTTTTGTCAAATGCAACAAGTAAAGGTGTGGAAAACTTTTTGGAAAGTGTGAACAAGAGGAGTATAATAGAATTAACTAAAACATTTACAATGAAAAAATTACAAAAAGGAGTAAAGGACATATTGATTGTGTTTGCTCTACAAATCGCTTGGTGCAAGATTATATTCTTCGCACTGTTCCTATTGATTGGGTTGGAATGTGAACCGACCTCTGACATTACACTTGGTAAGTTTTTCTTGGCTTGTGTCTTTGCACCAGTCTGGGAAGAAATTGCTTTTAGATATGTGCCACTAACGATTGCTAGTAGGTACTTCAAAAAGAGTTTCATACAGATTGCCATAGGCTCTGCGATATTCTTTGGGTATATTCATGGTTCGCCAATAAACATTATGATACAAGGCGTTTGGGGACTTTTGTTTACAATCGTTTACATAAGAAACGGATTAGTGTATGCTATCGCATCTCACGCACTATGGAACTTCTATTGTTTAATACAGTAAAGCATTACCATGAAAAAAGAAAATCTTATTTGGCATCGTAGTCGTGATACCTATATGTCAAAGCATCATCTTATACCAAAAAGTTTAGGTGGAGTTAAAAAACAACACAATCTTTTACGATTATGGCGGGATTCGCATAATTCGTGGCATAAAATCTTTGAAAATGAAACACTGACAAACATACTCGATATACTTCTACATGGTAGAAAAAACATCGGTAAATGGGTTGGTGGTAAACATTGGAAAATGCTCTTTGGAAATAGGAATCTCATAGAAGCCTACCTTTTGCTTAAACGGGTACATTCATTAAAACAGTACCAAAAACACAAAGCCACCAGCGATTAAACTGGTGGTCTTTTTTATTGTTCATTCTACTGTATCAATAATAGTATGAACATAGAAAACTATTTACAAACAATTACATTATACTCTTTTAATTTTCTTGAAGCAAGTCCAATGAAAACTATAGCCGTCTTTTACCATTTTAGATGCTAGGACTGCTTGGTCGTAAGAGGACTTGTAATCAAGATCGAGTCCGTACTTTTTGCTAAACTCATCAAAGGTGGGGCGATGAAATTGGTACAAACCATAAGCATGGCCACCATCACCATAAACATTGTACCTATGAGAACTTTCGCAGAAAGCAAGGTTGCTCATTGTTTGCGTACTGACACCATTGTCTATAGATGCCTTTTCTATGGCTTGTGCAACAGTCATAGGTTTAGGGTCTTTAGGTTTTTCAGGTGCAGTAGCATATGTAGGCTTTATCATTATCACAGATAGTGTAATGAGAGCCATTAGTATGATTTTTGTCATAATGTGTCCTAGTTCAAGGACTGGAACGCTTTTAACCTAGCGTAGGTTCATCTGGCTTAACAAGTGATTTTGTGCCACTCCATAGACCAGATGCGGTAAGTCCACCTATAACACCCAACATGGCGGCATCTTTAGTAAGACCATAGAATAAAAGTGATGTTGCGATACCTACTACTAAAGAAAGTAGTGCTTTGTAACGACTATTTATTCCTGCCTGACTTAAAGTTGCGGTTATTCCTAGAGCCATTGATGCTATTGTTGGTAGATTTTCCATGATATATTTTTTTGAGCAAAACATAGACACCGATTAGTAATAAAGTTACCGCTATGTCGCTCATACTCTATTATAACACTTCTTTTCTCTCCACAACCTTGACATGGTTTCTGATTGTTTGGCTAGTTTCGCTTGTTTTATAAGCATTTTATTTGTTTCTTCCTCTTGGCGTAGTAGTTTTGCACAGTCTGCGTGATAATACTGTCCTGCTTCAATTTCGCTATCACAATGACGACACCGAGAATACATGACATCAGAGTAAACGTATATTTTGTTTTCTTCTGGTTCGTTGATTACTTTCATTGGTTTAGTATATGCCATATACCACAAATCCACAAACAAAAGTTGTGGATAAGTGCGAATTCATATTGTGGGTTTCTCTCAATAGTGTACTCCCCTATATTCTATATATACCATATTACTTGACAATATGCAAGTATTATATAGCAACTTTAAGGAATTGGTTTATAATTGTCATGAAGTCATTTAGTCCGTTTGGTAGCCCTGTTTCACGATTAACACCATTAACAAGTTTGCGACATTTAAGCCAATCTTGAGCGTTACACGCTGTATTACAGCCACGTTCTTTGAAATAAAGTGCAAGTATTTTAGCAGAATTATTTACATCTAGTGCAAGTTCGGGTTTATTTACAAGGTCTATACCGAGTACTGTACCATAGTGTGTGTAGTTAGCACGCCCTGTAAGTTGTATAAATCCACGCCCTTTATAGCGTTTTCCGTCACCTGCTTGTGTATTACCTAGATCAATACGTCCTTCGTATGCTGAACCATCTGCGTATTCTTCAATAGGTCTGTATGTTTTACCTACTTCTACACGGACAGTAGCCAACGCACCAATAAGTGTATTACGAGTTAAAATACCAAGTGAGTTGAGTTCTCGTTCTATAGCATCATAACAAGCAGAAGCGTTTGATTCGTATGATGAGCCTTTATAAAATGATAGGAATTGAGATTTAAGCATATTATTCGCAACCTTCACAAATGTTTTCATCTGCTGGATCAATTATTGTTAATGAATCTATTTCTTCTTGTGTCATATTATTTTTTCTTAACTGTTGATAACTTACTTGACTGACCTATTTTTTTATCAGATAATAAACCTATGGATTTATTTGTCTTTTTAGTTGTAGCATTCTGGGTGGTATTTCGATTACCCAAACTGTTTTCTTGAGGTAACTGTATAACAGTTGGTTCTCCTTTTACAACGGCTTCTTTCATAGCAGGAGAATATTCTAAGTTTTTTCCTATTCCTTTAAAAGTACGAGCCATCTGTGCGCCTTTTATACCACCTGCAACTTCACTACCTACTATTGAACCTACTGGACCAAAATGTGAACCTACTGCCGCACCAGTTAATTGTGCAAAGTATTTTCCTAATTTACCTCCTTCAACTTTTTTGTTATCAAGTTTTTCAAGTAGTTTTAACACTTTGAAGTGAGAAGCAAGTTCGTTATTAAGTTCTTTTACTTTTATAAATTTTGTGTGATCTTCTACTGTTTCTTTAAGTGCTTTAGCGATTGCTTTATCAGCGCGTTTAGATTCAGGGTTCATGTAATTTATATTTGAGTATTTATCAACCTTTGCTTTATGTATAGTTTCTGTCGGTATAAAACCGTCTTTGTCAGCACGGCGCATGTATCCTTTCAAATCTGCATCTGCGTTACTATAAGCACGTTCTAGTGCTCCACCCTCAAGACCACTTTCATCTATAGCTTTGTAAAGTCTTTTTTTCAATTCTATTATACTTACTTTTGATCCTTCTTGTTTTAAGTTTTTCTGTATAACATCTTCTATCGGTTTTACATATTCACTGCTATATCTTTCATGTGCGCCACCTTCTCCAAGAGTTGTTATTGTTCCATTTTTGTCAACAGAACCATTTAATACATCAGTTTTTGCTAACATCTCTTTTGGATCGTTTAATCCTTTAGCACGAGCATCTTCTGTTATTTTTTTAATACTAGAGTATTTTTCTAATTTACTCAATTCTTGTGTTCTATTTTTTATAAGATTATCTAGTTTAGATTCAGAGTTCAAGAGACCTTTTGCTTTTCCTGAAACAGCACCTGCTATTCTAGGTGCTATTTGTGTTCCTGCTACATCAAGTCCTGCACCTGCAAGACCAGATAATAATGCTTGTCCTACTTTAACTTTTCCTGTATCTGCCAACTGCTGTCGTACATCTAGTCCTGATCCTATAGCGCCACCACGAGCAAGTGATTGTCCTACTTTTTTAAGACCTTGTTTTCCTGTTGCTTCTGCTATTCCACTTGCAATACCACCACTAGGAAGGACAGTAGTTGCTAGATCAACTGGTAATTCTGCTGCTGTAGCAAGAGTACTAGCAACACCTTTTAATGGTGTAGTTTCACCAGAACGAATTTGTCTACCCATTTCTTCACCTTTTTGTTGTGTTTTTGTTTTTATGTCTTGTACTTTACCAAGATAGTCAGTTTGTGAAGTAAGTGGTGTATCTATTTTATCTGGGTTTAATAATCCACGGATACCTTGCGCAAGACTCAATCCAAATTGAACTGGAACTTTTGCTATACCACGAAGAACACTACCTGCCAGAGTAGGCTTTGCTCGATCTTCTCTAACACTTACAGGTTCTCCTTGTGATTCTAGTTGTTGTTTCTGTTGTTGAATATCGCCAATAGAACTTCCTAATTGATTTTTGAGTACATTACTGGTGTTTGAAGTGTTTTGTGAATTAAGCTGTTGGTAGTAACTAGAAACTGTCTGTGCATATGCAGGTGTGTCAAACTTAACACCTTGAGAGTTAATTCCTCTGTAGTTTTCTTTGTAAGCATTAGGTTTACCTTCTCCTGCATTCCACATAGAAGCGATTTGAGCAGGATTGTATCCTTGGTCTTTTTTTTCTTTTACAAACGAATAAGCAATTTTGTTTTGATTGTCTATAGTTGGTTGTGCGTTTTCATCACCAAGGTATTTTTTAGCATAACCTCTGTATGTATTAGGCATAAACTGGTAACGTCCAAATTCACCAGATGCACCTGTTTTAGAATATGCTTCTGGTGTTGGTTCTCCTGTTTCGGCTCTTCCTATTGCCGATACGAGGTTTTTTACTTGTGGGTCAATAGTGTTTTCATCCATAATTTTTACCAAGTTTCGGCAAATCCACCTCCTGATGTTCCACCTCCACCTATCGTATTAAAGTTACCACTTGCTGACTGGTCGAAAGCATTTACTTTGTCAGCAGCGAGTGCATCAAAATAATCAATCGTATCGTTTATACTTTTACCACTTGCAAGTTGGTTTACCATTTGTGCTGCCATAGATGTTTTTTGATCTGTTGGACTACCACCTACACCAAGAATAGGTGCAAGAGAAGCAATATAGTCATTTACTGTACCATAAAACTGTTGATATTGTGGATTACTTGCAACACCTGTCTGTAGGTATTGGTTGATACTGTTTAAAAATTGTGGATTTGTTGGGTTTATATTTGCACTTGTAATAAGGTTTTTTAGATTATCTCCAACGGATTTAGCAGATCCATAACTTGTATGAAGTTCTGCTGATTTTTGTCCTTGTGCATATGATCCAGTTGCTTGTCCACCTGCAAAAGCGCCACCTTGTCCTGCACCACCCGCTCCATAAGATTGCATTGTAAGAGGGTTAATTGCGTTTGAACTATATGGTAATGCTTGTGGTTGTCCTGCTGTTAGAACGCCTTGTGACGCTTCAAGAGCACGTCCTGCTGCTGTTTGTGCTGCTTGTAGTCCTACGTTTGCTTGTGTTCCATAAAGATTAGCAAATTTGTTATATAGACTTTCTTGTGCTGGAGCACGTCCTACTAAATCAGGTCGTGTTATAAGACTTTCCATTTTCTTTTGGTCTGCTCCTGCGTAAAATGGTGCTTCTGCATTTGGTGCAAATTGACCAAAGTTTTCCATACCTTTTGCGTTTGCAAGGTTTTCTGCTGCTGCACGTTCCCAATCTGTTTGCTGTCCTGTGTTAAGCAAATTCTGTGCATTTTGCATTTGGTTTCCTACTTGTGGTCGTGTGTTTGTTGGTGCTATAGGACTGCCAATAAGACCAGTGTTTGTACCAGTTCTAGGAAGTAGTGGAGTAGACCCAGTGTAACTAGCACTCATCGTTGGCGTTTGTGTTGAAGTACCACCACGTTTTGGAACAACAGAACTTTGTGTTGACATATTTGTACTACCAGTATTTTGCTTTGGTTGAGTAGAAGCTCTGTAAGCGCTGTTTATTACATTAGCAGCCAAAGCAGTTTTTGGAGCAACTGTACTTAGTAAAGCGTTCACAGGCTTTTTAGCAAGGAAGTTGCTAACATTATTTATTACTTTATTTGATTGTGTATTTAGGAAAGCCATATGTTTTATTATACCATAATTATTTTATATTGATAATGCTACGATTTGTAGATAAACAGATTAGGGTTTATTGGCATTGGTGTTACACCTAGGTCAACATTTAGAACCTTCTCACCAACATAGTTATCCATCATACTGATACCTTCATCATATTTATTTTGGAACTCTGCCAATTTTTGTGCATTTGGTTGTATAGTTGAGAAGTAAATAGTCAAAGGTCGGTACACAATCAAATCTTGGAAATCTTCTAATATAACAGGCATTTGTCCTATTGTATAACTTGCACCTGAAGTACTAATACCTTGATATGGTTGCACCAACGTGAGGGACGTTTCACTTTCAATACTCAATATCTGATACCATTCATTGTCACCTTTTGGTCGTGGTAAACGAATCCAAAGGTTCATTTTAAGAACCGAACCTGCACTTGGAAGGTAGTTTGTAATCCAAGTGACACCAGAACCTGTGACAGTTCTTGAACCATTAGTGACAGTAACAGTTCCAGTTGAATAGTCGGTCAAAGATAAATCTGGTACTCGAAACTTATAGTTAAATGTTATAGTATTTCCAGTTGTTGAAGGAATAGGAAAGATTTCAAAGTTTCCGTCATATATAAATATAAATTGTGGAATATCAGATGTATACGGAAGAAAGTTTACTTCATCCCATTGTTCTCGAGTAAGAATTACTTTTGGAGTGAATCGTAATTGTCCTACCGTTACGGTAAGATCTTTCAATACAGCATAGTTATACGGAAAAGGGTATTTTTGTTGATTTGACACCGTAGGTGTTGTATACGACGTTTCATTAAAGTAGTACTTTTGAAGCAAATATCGGTAAGAATCTTGTATCATTGTTTTACCAAGTGTCAAGTTATCTTGTGATGTGTTTTGCGTCAAAGAACCCCAGTAGTGAACTAAGTCTGTAGGTGTATTTATGTTTGTTGATTGAAAACTTCTCATGTTATTTTAATTATTAAACGCTGATAAACTTCTTTATATACAGTGACGTATTTTCAAGACCTGATAATAAATCCTTTGAACCACCACTTGATTGTGTTACTCGAACGGAAATTGCGGTAGACATATTTGCCATGTATGACACTTGTGCAGAAACTGTGTCGCCGTTGTCTATCGTGTATGATGTAGCAAGTGGTATGTTGTTATCTTCACTCCAAATAGTTAATTCTATTGGATTTCCCGAAAGTCCTGACTCAAATGTAGCACGAGCAGTTATAAGATAAAAACCATTTGTTTGAAATACTCCTGTAGTTGAGTTGTACTGACTTTGTGGATCATAAAGAACTGTGTCAAATATGATAGTAGTAGGTGTTGCATCAGGTATCGTTTGATTTGCACTCAAATATGCTTGTAAACCAGAAGCATTTATATCTAGTACGTTCCATTGATTGTTTAGGTAAAAATAAACAACACCTATATTTTTATTATAGTAAATCTGACCCTCATAACCTGGAATGGTTACGCCACCAGACGTTTGTAAATCATCTATAAAATCATAAGGAACAAGATTGCTTGCCATTATTTTTGGACTATCTGCGCCGTTATGTATATGTGGAGTAACAGAAGGAGACGTAAAAGAAGTACGGTAGTTGTTCATTTCTTGTTGTATTATTTGTCGTACTGTTTCTTCGTTCATATGTTAACTCACAATGATAGTTCTGACTTCAGGAGTCCAATACTCATTAGGTGTTCCTGTTGCCATAGATATTACTACTTGCACAAATTGGGAATTACCCAAAGGGTTTTTAGTAACCTTCAAAGCACTCAATCTGTCAGTCCATGTAGCAGTAGTAAATGTATCAAGTAATGTGAAAGGTTTGTCAAAAGCAGTTCGTGCATACACTTTAACTATTTGTCCTGGAAGCAAATCTCGTACCAAGTTTACTTCAATAGATTGAAACGATGGAAGAGGTGCGAGTGGTGTTGCAATTTCCATCATAGGACTTGAAATAACAACAGTATCTGCGTCAGTTTGAAATGATTTTGTTTCTGTTCTGTCAATACCATATGAAGTGTTTGATTTCCAACCTATAAGAATACGTCCCTCTGATATAGTGTGGATTGCACCAATAGCATAGTCATTTGATTGTATGACATTGTTTGAAGTTGTAAACTCGCACTGAATAGCCATATCATTATCTTCTAAGAAAGCAATAGACCATATACCCATAGGGTACAATGAGTAACTTGAATCTGGGTATGAAGATATAGAACTAGAAACACCTGTAAGTAGTTTGTTACCTAGCATAGCGATAGCACTAGGATATTGGTTCAAGAATACAGGTGTTGTTGCTTGTTCACCTGTTGTTTTTGCGTAGTTTGTACGAAGACCTATTTCTGCAACCTGTGTGAAGGTTGAACCGTTAGTTTGAAAGATTGCATGGTTTCCTCCTGTTACGGCATAACACACATTGTTTCTGTTTATAAGTTGTGTAACACCCATTTGCCCTGCACCTGCGTTGGAATACAAACGTAGCGGTGGTGAAAACTTGTTTTTTGATATAGTGTCCCATGTAATCAAATCGGCAATCTGTGTGTCATTTCCAATACCAGACGAACGAGTACCCATAATTATGTTACTAGGTGCTATAAAGGACATACACGTTATTTCGTATAGACTAGGAAGTTCAAATATATTATTTGTGTAATTATATGTTGAAGGTGTCGCAGGGTTTATAGTAGTTCCGACTACTGCTTGTTGTAATAGTCCAAGTTTATTTCCATTAGCAAAATAAAAACCGTACGCGGAAGGGTAAATGAAAGGAAAATGTATTGTACCTGTGAGTCCAGGAGCACTACCATTTGGTTGCCAATCTGTTGTCCAGTTAGCGTTAGTATACGGAGAAACAAGGTAGTCTATTTTGTTACCTCTAAAAGCATACAGAACACCGTCAAAGAAAACTAATCCTTGCCCCGCACCTGTGCTTGATCCGTTTGAAATGTCAGTCCAGGTAGCACCACTATCACTTGACTTATACACTTTCCCTGTGTCGCCTTGTGCAAAAAATACTGTTTCTGAAAAGTTCGCAAAGTAAATAGGTAAATCTGTAACAACAGAACCAGAAACTTTTACTGAATCTTTAGTAAGTCGTGCTACACCTTTTTTTGAGTATGTTTCAACGCCTAAAAGAAGACCAGTACCTATGTTGGCGTTTTCTGATGCACCCTTTTGAAATTCGTTAATGAATACTGGTTTTGGCATATTATTGTTTTATACTTATTGTTGGTTTGTTTAGGAAAATTTGACTTGTTGTACTGTTGTTAACAAATTTAAGGTATACCGTATCTGAACTTGCTGGAATGTTTGTTGTATGTGTTGCAAGTAATGTACCGTCAATATAGAATTTTACGTCTGTAGCAGTCCAAACATATTCGTAAATGTGAGAGTCGTTGAATACATAACCTGTAAATGAATTATTTGTGTTTGCACTATTATCTGCTGTAACTGTATAGAGTGTATCTACACCAGAAACATTTTTCCAAACAAATTTAATTGCTCGGTCTACAGATGTTGGGTCTGGAAAGTTTGTTGTACCAGAATCTGCAAAACCAAATGCTATTGCATCTCCATTAGTACCACCTGGCTCAACTGATGCTCGTATCTTGACCCGTACGTCTTTTCCTGTATTAAATCTAAATGTGTTACTGACTGTTGCTTCAGAAAAGATTTGTTCACAAACACCACTATTAAATGTTCCAAAAAATGTACCAAAAGCTCGATGTGTAATCGCACTTATGTTTGAAACAGTCCAACCGTTTAATGTAGCACCGCTTATAGGCAACTCAACTGTATCAGTAAACCATGTTGCTACTGTTTCATCTGCATTAACAGTATAAAGAGCACCACTTGCACTTATTGTATGTGTCCCATGATCGTAAGAAAGTCCTGAACCAAGAGTCCAAAATCCTACAGAATTATCTGTATCGTCCCAACCGAGAAGTTTATTTGCACCTGGGTCAGATAAGTTTGAACCTGTACCTCCGTTTGCAAGAGGAAGAATACTTGTACCTACTTGTGAAGTAAGGTCTAAGTCACCGCCAAGATTAGCAAGGTCAAGGTTTGGTTCGAGTGCAGTTATGAACGTAGTATCACTTGCAAGTGCTGAAACGTCTATATTTGCAGGTGGTAATTGTCCTGTGACTTGTGTAGTTAAGTCAATTTGTCCTGCAATGTTTGCTAAATCAAGTGTACTTTCAAGGTTTGTGATGTCTATGTTTGTTGCAGAAAGTTGTCCT